ACTGAAATACATTGATAGCATCTCCGGCGGCCGGGGCCGTTTGAATCCGAAGCGTAACACTCTTCAAGATTGCCGCGGCCATTGCAACAAAACGGGGTGAAGCGCTGGAGGCCGCAGCCGCAATTGACCCCAAATTGTCTTGGTGGACCGCCAGATAAGCGGGGCTGTCATAACCCATCGATTTCGTTGCCATGATTAAATCCTTAAAGTATATGCGGATCTCCCCCGCGTTCTGAGCCCTTATAAGGGGGAGGGGAAGATCTCCCCCCTTAGTTTAATCAGGCTAATTCTTCAGTTTCGGGTTATTCACAAGCGATTTCACTTGCGCGACGGTAGGAACCGATGCAACTTTAGTCTTATCCGTCAGGTTATCATCAACCGAGGTGCCAGCCCCCGCAGCATACCCCAGGTTATAGACAGCCTTTAACGCAGCGGTATGGCCCATTCCCAGGAGCTGGCCATATAGCAATTCGAGATCCTGGTTGGTCATGACCATCCCCTTAAGCCGCCGAATCCCACTTGACAATGCGGGCATTGCCAGGGGCAGACGTCGAGTTATGAACAATACCAAAACCACCCAGGTAGTACCACGCAACGCCCTTCGATCGACCATAGTCAGTCGGGATCTTACCGCGGATTTCTTCCGGCACGGTGATGGCTTCAGCTACCGTATCGTTACCAAAAAAGAAGATCCAGTCAGATTGACCTGTGGTCCAGGGAGTACCATTGATGCCGTCAGTCGAAATGCCCTTGACGATATTAGTTTGCTCGACGTAGCGAACGTTTTCGTAACGACCGATTTCGCCATTCATGATGAGCTTAAAGCCCGTATCCGAATATTGGTGGATCGTTTCGAGGTTGTTCTTGAAATTGCGCAACGTCGTCGGCCAGGCCAAGGCATAGTAGTCATCGCCCAAGTAAGCCGGGATATTGCGCTCCTTCATCAAGTCAACGATCGACTTGGCATAGCCATTGTTATAAGCGATGTTGTTATTACCCGTTACGGTACCATTGGTATACAGCGTAACTGCTCCAGTGGTATTACTACCACCCGTCGGGATAACGCGAAGCAAGGTCTGGTTGAACTGGCCCCAAGCTTGACGGTCAAACGTCTTGACCGCATCATTCTTCAGGACCTTTTGGATCAGTTCCATCACCGGGAACTTGGACAGATTGTCCAGTTTGCCCGAATACGGGACCGAGTTACCAAGTTCGGTAACGGTCAACGTACCTTGGATGATGGTGAAGTTCGATTCCGGCATCGTGTTGGTTTCCGCCAGCACGCCACCCGCGGTTGCCACGTCCGAGAAGACGTCCCAGGTGAAGATATCACCCTTCTTCTTTCCCTGTTGCGAGGCATCGCGCACATCGCAGAATTGACGGAATTTCACGAGCGGCTGCACAGCCATACGCAGCACATTCGAGAGTTGGCGGCTATACATGAAGCCACCGAGGCTATTCACTGCCCAGACTTGACCTGCCATTTTAAGCTCCGTTCACGTTAAGCCTAACCTCGCATCCATTGAGGACCACCGCGAGATTTTGCCATGTTAGCAATCGTATCCTGTACTGACTCTTCGGACTCTTCAACCTCCGGTTCCTTAACCTTATTTGCTGCAGATTTAGGTACCGACGGTGCAGCTGCTTTCCTGGCTTTCTTATCGGGAGCAGTCTCGACTTTCGTTTCAGGTTCAGGCTGTACTTCAGTTTCAGGACCTTTACGATGGCCTTCCAGCCAACCGCGAATCCCATCACCAATCGCCTTGTAACGCTCTACATACGAGCGTTTATCCCCTTGTGAGCGCAGAATGTTGTCCTGTTGGACGGCAATCGCGTTAAGCACCGGGTCTGAAACAATGTCCTTATACTCTTCTTTAAACCAGTCAACAGACTTTTGGAAGGTTAGCCGTTCGTCAATCGTACGAGCCAGGTCGTCCGAGGATGGACCAGTGGGTGAACGAAGCTTGCGAATCGCTGCTGCTGCTTCCTCTTCTGAGCCCATCTGAATTTGACGAGCCAGAGTTACATCATCAATCTCTTCAACCTCAGGCTTTGTTTCTTCCTGAGCGGGTTTGCGAAGCGCCTTTGCATCATTATTAAGTCTTGCAGCTTCACGAAGGTAGTCGTCGGCGGAATCAACCTTCTGGGCCGTTTCAAGCAACCAACTCTCATCAACTTCCTTCTCTACCCCATTGACCTTAATTTTATACTTCTTTGGTTCACTTGTCAACGGCTTTTTCTCAGGTGTTCCCGTTGACGTTTCCGGTTCCTCTTCCTCTTCCTCTGGGGAAGTTTCCAAAGGTTCTTCTTCCTCATCTTCATCGTCAGTCTTCAGCTCATCCAGGCTGAGGCCACTACGATTGCCCTCTTCATCTTCCTCGAAAAATTCGCTGGCTCGTCCCTTGTCATTGTTGTCCGCAATGTCGTTGAACATCTTAAGACGAGCGTCATTGCCAGTGCCAATGGTTTCACCATCGTCAGTTTGGTCAATCCCGAACTGGAACATAAACGGGGTAAGAATGTACTTCAGCAGTTTACTCAATTTCATTTTCTTCATCTCCTGACTTGATTAAATCCAGGGCTTGGAGGCCCTCATCCACCGCAACCGCAAGCCACATCCTGATGGATTCAGCTCGTTTCATGTCAGCCTGATACTGAACCAGTTCTTCAGGCTTACAATTTCTTAGGCCCATAACTGCCTTTTCCCAGTCTTGGGAGGCCTTATCCAGGAGGAATTTACCGATATCTGAGCACAAAAATTCCTCCACTTGTCGACCAAACACCGCCTTTTTCCACAGTTCACTGTTTTCTTCCGCCGCCATTGTTCTTCGCCTTTGATTGTTGAGTGGTCAGATGTTTGAAGATATCCATACGAGCCGCCATACCCATTTCCTGAATTGCTCGAGCATGGGTAATGGTCGCACGTTCATTCTCACCTTTCTGCTTCAGGGTTTCTTTCAACAGGTTAGTCTGGTTAGTTTCTCGCTTCGCTTGTAGGTTAATCATATGACCTGCAGATTTATCCTTCAACTTCATCTGCATTTGATTCAAGGCCATCATCGCTTGTTGCAGTTGTTGAGTCAGGATTTGAACTTGAGGGTTATCCGACACAAAGAACCGAGTAGAATCATCATACCCCAGGTAGCCAAAGATTTCCTTAGTAATCTCTTGCATGTTAATTCCAGGGGTGGGCTTCTGGAGCATTTGCATGACTGTATTAATGGCCACCAGAAATTTTTGCAGCTTGAGCTGAGGATCCGTTGCTCCCATGCCCACATTAATAGCCAGGCTCATTTCCTTTTCGAGCAACTCATCGGTCACTTGATTAATCCCGAATTTTTGCCAGAGTTTAGCTTTCTTCCCAGCAATCATCAAAATCGTTTTATCGGTTTCGTAATATTGCTCCAGGAGCACCAATTGGCGCATCACGGGTTGTATAAATGTTTCGTTGAACGTGCGTAACAGGTATTCCGTCAGGGATCCCGTGGAGCTGCTCAGGATTGACATATTATGAGCAGGGGCATTCAAGTTCCGATCCATCAACAAGCTCGAGGATGAAAAATTGCCCAACAGCTCATTCATATCGTTATCAATACGCTTCTGTTCTTCATAGGCGCTCGACGTAACATCCGGCCAGCTCACTTCACGAATGTCCTTTTCAGGATCATCCGTAAGGACAATACCGCCCGGAACATTTCGAATCAAGCCCCCAAGGTCAATTTCTGACCCACGCTTAGCGAACCACTTCTTATTGAGGACAAACTTGACGTTATCAATCCGCTGGTTGGTAATTTCGTTCGATTCAGTCTGAAGTTCCTTAGCCAGGGTTGGAATGCTCGAAGGCATGATCTTATGAGTCTCAATCACCGCCGAACCCATGACATACGGCCGCTGACCATGAAACACCGACATAATCAGGGGTTGGGGTTCACTTAAGAGACACACGTCCCCAAGCATATAGAACTCCCAGTCAATGTCATACCGACGATGGATGTGACGTTGAACCCACACAATCTCATAATCTCGGACATTAGGCCGGTTGTCAGCACTTTGAGGGTCATCTTTGTTCTTGTTACGAGCTGACCGAGTGGTATCCTGATAAGACCCCATGGCTTGGCGAAGTTGATTTAAGCTTACACTCATCCATTCCCCGGCTTGAATTCGGTCCCGAACGTCCATCACATACATCGGGATCATATGAATCAGGTAGGGACTTGTGCCAATAGGATCCATCCAGGAAGCCGCAGGATCAATCCTCAGGTTTTCAATGGGGATGAGCTCAACCACCGGCTTATCAATAGTTTTCTTGTGAGCTTCAGTTTCCAGGGGTTGGCGGCCTTCTTTACCACTAGGTGCAGTGGGTTTGGCCTCTTCGCCTTCAACAGCTTCAGCCTCATCGGCAACGTTTTCCTGTTTAGGGTATTCTTCCTCATCCTCAACTTTTACTTGCTTCTCAACCTTAAGCTTGGCAACCTCAATCTCTTTGTATTCCCAGTAAATATGGGCTACGGCCATGTTCACTTGAGCATCTTGAATAGCGCCCATGACGAATTTAAACCAGTCAATCGACTTGGTCAATCGATACTGCATAAGCTGTTTCATCAGCTCAGCAGAGGCTACTTCGGCCTTGTTAGACTCGTCAATAGCCTTGAAACTAGCCATGTCCATGTTGGAAAAGTACGCTGCAGCTGCCGCCGCTTCATTCTTGCGAATGAGCGTACGAATCTTCGGTCGATAGATGTTGCTCCGCTTCTTGTACGCTTCCTGTACGAATTTGCTATCCGACGGGTGCATACTGTTGAAAGCACGAATGGAATCTTCCCAAGATTTACGGTAGTTCTGATCGATGTAAGTGGTAGAGAAATTATAAGCTTCTCGAGCGCGTTGAAGCCACCCATCCCACTCTTTATTGCCTGTCTCGCCTTCATAATCTTCGCCCGTTTGGGCGGTAGGCGGCTGGGGATTCAGTTTACTATTATAGCTCATTTCTCACCCCGATCAAGGACTTCATCTTCGTTCTCCTGTGAGTACGGTTCCCCAACATTAGGCTCGATGGCAATAGCTTTATCGTCATAGAAAGCGTACATTTGGGGTTCTTTTATATTGGTTATTGGTAATACAGCACCTAGATGTTTTGCCATCCAACGCCGCATGGCCGGGTAAGAATCCTTGCCGCGTGCACTGAATATTCTAACATCTTTTCCCTCTTTGATCCAGGATTTTACTCGATCAACCATGGGCTTAATGGGCTCACCCATGTTTTCCGGACCTGTCCACTTAGTATAAGTGGCTAAGGTACAGTCGAAATCAACCCCGATAAACCCTGGATCTTTGCTCATGATTAACTCGGTCCCAGGGGTTGGAAGAACCTCGGGTCAGAACCTTCCAGCTTCTGGGCGAATTGACCATCCCAAGGTTTATCTCGAGGAATGCCTGCGCGCTCTAGCAGTTCACCCCCAGCCTCTACCGCCATCTTGGCCAAGCTCGATGCACTGTAGCTATCGGAATGTTTCACTATGAAACCGTAAAAGCTCGAAATTGCCAGATTCTTAACCACGAGGGCGCCACCTTGAACGCTCACCGCCCAGAGATGCCCAGGATACCTTTGAGCCAGCGTATCACCAACCTCTTTCGCTTTTTCCATATCCAGGACTTCATTGGCACCAGCTTTCTCCACTACCACTACGTCATGGTTATCCACACTTATCTCCTAGAGGTACTCATAGACAACAAGATACCCACCCGTGGCGGTACCGCCGGGGTTAGCACCATTTCCTGGGCCATTAAATGCCCCGCCACCACCAGCCCCGAACCCTTGGGCATTTAAGCCCGCTGTACTTGCAGCAGCTTGTAGAGCACCACCCGCACCGAAGGGGGATGAGCCACCATACCCGCCAAAAGCAAAAGCACCCACAATACCAGTTCCAGCCCCGCCTTGAGCCCCATGTTGATTAAGGATATTACCTGTGGTGCTCACAGCTCCCCCAAGGCCGCCATTAGTCCCAACGGATGAACCACTTGGTCCCGAGGTGGTACCGCCAACTCCGCCTAAAGCTACCAGCAAACTCCCGAAGGAAGTTGTACCGCCAGTACCGCCATTATTACCGCTGGTGATAGTGCCTGCAGCTCCAATGGTCACTGTTTGGGCTGTCGGGTTACTTATCAGGGATTCAATGTTAGCCCCAGCGCCACCCCCCGAACCCACCGAAAATTGCCCCGCAGCCGTAGCAGGAGCACCACCTCCACCACCCCCGCCAGCTACTAGCTTAACGATGGCCTTGACCGTTCCTGGGGTTGGGGTGTAAGTACCTGAAGATGTGAATACTTGAACATTTACAAGACTCAAAAATGAAGCGTTAGTGGGATTGAGAATGCTGTAAGCTACATTCGACAAGCCGGAGTCAAGGACCGCCCCACTATCCCAAGCCACGGTGACTGTCGTAACACCCGCACCAAAAGCTGAAGTGGTGATAGTGCCATAAATGACACCAGCAGTGACTGTAGCGTAGATCCGCCGATTCACCGATAGCGTAACTGTCTGGTTACCTGGTACACTAAACTGAGTGCTATTAATGAAGGTTGGAGTCGATCCAAGAATCTGCCACTCAGAAACCGACTGGAGGTTACTTACGTCATTAATGCCGCTGATATTGTCAAACGTAGCCACCGATACCGGGCTATCCGTGGAGTCATGCACCACGAATTTATAGGCCGTCCCTTGTTGCAGCCAAATCTCTTGGGGAGGTCTACCCGCCGAATCCAGAACAATAGGGTTGGGATTGGCTACACTCAATCCCGCGGTAGTGTAAGTTTGAGCAGGGGTGGTGGTTCCTGCCAAATAGGTGTACAGCAGACCACCAGCCAGAACAACCCCTTGGTCCGTAAAGAACTGTTGAGTTGGACTTCCGATGGGTGACAGGAACCCCGTAGCCATAATTTACTCCAGCGGATTGACGGGAGGGGTCGGGCTTACAAATACCCCATTCTCGTACGTGGAACCGATAGTCACAAAGACACTCAAAGGCCCCAGCAGGTTTGTTCCTACGGGGGGTTCCCAAGATGATTGACCGTCCCACTCAATAAGGTTCACTACTTTGTTATTTTCCATGACCGCATAGACGCTCATTATGCAAACTCCCAGATAATTGCCACGCCACCGGCACCAGCGCCCCCCGTGAGGGCCCCGGAGCTGGCCGTTTGAAACGTACCGCCACCGCCTGCGCCGAACCCCGTGGCCGCCCCACCCGTAGCAGAAATGCCATTATTACCGCCCGACCCCAGATGGTGAGGTGCACCAACACCCACAATAACGGCTGAGCCGAAAATACCCGCGGAAGGACCACCTTGCTGTCCGGTTACATTCATCAGACTACCGCCACTCGCCGTACCGCCACTGGCACTGTTGTTACCGTTTGAACTTGAGCCAGCTGTACCAGAAATACCGCCATTGCCCCCATTAGCAGTGAGGGTACCAAGGGTAGTGTTACCCCCCGCACCTCCAGCTGCCCCAGAATTGCCTGCACCGGCTGCCCCGATAGTGGCTGTAAGCCCCGTAAAGGCACTAGCCAATCCCAAGTGTCTTACGTAGCCGCCAGCTGAACCCCCACCTCCCACGGATACTTGGGAAGCGCCGGTGGCCGGGGCACCACCACCAGCACCACCACCACCAGCCAGCTCAATCATGACGGTATTAGTGCCTGCAGTCTTAGTGTATGTACCGGTAGAGGTGATCCGCTGAATGTTCAGCAAAGCTCCTGTGGGGAAACCAAACACAGGGTCAGCTGCAGCACCAGCACTAATCAGGGCTTGGCCCGCAGTACTGGGGGCTGCAAAGGCAACGTTGTTTGTCCCCTCGCCAATCAAAACCGCGTGGGCTGTCAGGGTGGCTAACCCGGTGCCACCGCCCACAGGCAACGTCACCCCAAACGCGGGGTCTGCAGATGCACCACCCGATACCAGGGCTTGGCCCGTTGTGCCAGCTGTGGTTTGGTTGATGGCCGAAGTACCCTCCCCCAACAGGACACCGTGGGCGGTGAGGGTAGTTCGTCCAGTACCACCCCCGGGAACTGTGGCAGTACCAAATGCGGGGTCGGCCGCGGGACCAGTCGATATCAGGGGGATACCTGCAGCACCCGGTGCGGCAAATCCCACCGGGGATGTTCCTTCACCCAATACCACATTGTGGGCTGTTAATGATGTTTGCCCCGTGCCACCATTGGCGGGCTGCATGACGGTAGTCGGAAGACTCAACAGGTAGTTAGCCAGGTTGTTGGAAGAAACCCTGGCCGTTACCAAAATCCCACTTTGAACTTGGTCAATTACAAACTGTTCAGTTCCCGTGAAGGGAACCGATACGGGCAAGTCTGAAATTGTCGAATCACCACTCGGGTTACTCATCACATCTCCTTACCGCGGCGATTGCTGGAAGCGAATCTTCCACTTGGTAGCTTTACCATCAGCATCTACACCCTGTTGAACCAGGTGGGCCGGCGCATCCAAGTAGAAGTTTTGAAGAATCAATGCATCCAGTACAACGGTGATCTTCCCGTAAATGCCGGTGATACCCTTATCAGTCGAGTCAAACTCACGACCGTTTGACCACTCGTAAATATCATGGTCATTTTCAGCCCACTCTTCCCCCCACGCACGAATAGCCAAATCTCGCTGTGTAAGAGTCCGATAAGTTACCTTGTAACTAATGTTCGGTAGGGCTTTCGGCGGGGGGGTATAGTTGCTCATGGCTGATTCAGGCTAGGGTCTGTAGCAATCGTGGGTTCATCGGTAACAGCAGTCGCGTCAGTGGCTGTCTGAGACGGATCAATACCTTGCTGAGCGGGATTGATACTATTAGCGTAATTATAACCGCTATCCCATACAGCCCTCAGGGCAGCGTAATGGCTTACACCAATGTTGGCTTTATACAGGTTGTCGAGGTCACTATCAGTCATTGTCATGGCTCCACCTTAAGGAATTTCGGGCTCATAATACTGTTGCTCGTTGAGTAGCGGAGGACGAGTGTTCATGTCATAGATTCGGCTTGCCGCATCCACAACATCCTTCAAAGACCCGTATGGGAAATAGTGGAGTTGCATTTTAAACTCTTTCCCTAAGTCATACAGCTTACCTTCTTCGTCCTTTCTAATTATAGGCTGGGCCAGCCGATAAGTCAATCCATCAGCGACCGCTTGACGTTGAACCCGAGTCATAGCCTTGGGGTCAGTTTTATGGGGAAGATAGAATTTGTGAGACCGAAGGTCAGGTCCGAGACGTTGGACCCGGTCAACCTTCGCACCTTCACCGTCTCGGGGCCATTCAAGCTCGGTGATTTCGAAACGCGGTTGACCCGGTCTATCCATTTGTTCCTTGAAGTAGTCCATGTCAGCTTGTGCGCCGAATTTTTCGTAGCCTGCTCTCACAACTTGAACCCCAGGCATACGTGACCAACGTTTGTACATATAGCTGAAGTGTTCCCAGCGTTCTTTCAAGTCCATCCGGTGATTGAACCCGTCCAAGAGGTACTTGTTCATCCCGTGGTCTACGCCAATTACCACAATGGCAGTCTTGGCAGATCCTTTCTTTTTGCTTCGGGCAGGATCGCAGAGGATATAGACGTTGAGTGTAGCCGGTCGAAGTTCGTAGACCATGAGATCTTCGATATTGAACATCCGTTCTTTGCCACCCAACGGATTCTGAAGCATCTGACATGCATAAGTCGACGGCCCTTGATTAATTTTTTTCTGGTCGTTGTCAGCTTTACTAAGGAATACGGGTTCTCCATCCAGAGTGCCATCCTTTGTCGCTGGGTACAAACGAACTTGCACAGCGCCACGTTGAATGATCGTCTCATAAGTATCCCCGAAAGACCAGCGCGTACCAATGTGCCACTTACGACCACCATGGCTTCCCAGATTGTCTGATAGCTCCCAAGCTTCAGTAGTCTTAGCAATCTGTTCAGGGGTACTGACAGACTCTTTAACCACCACGTCATCGTACACCATCAACTTATAGTGAACGGACGTAGGCTGACCGTCAACTAGCCCCGACGCTTCAACCGTCGCCTCTTTCGGGTTGCTCTTCCGCTTAACAATGATACCCTTGTCCAAAGACCAGAGTGGGGATTGTGACCTTGGGTTTTCGTAAAGAATGTCAGGAAAGAGTTTTTTGAGACGTACGTTGGACCCCAGTTCGTTGCGGATCTGTCCCAGAAATTTCTTTGCAATCGGCGCCGTATGAGAGAAAATACCAATGGTGATTTCAGGGTCACGAAGCACCTCCTGAATCACGCCCGCGAAGGTGATAATGGTCGACTTGTAGTGTTCTCGAGCCCACAAGTCTAGGTAACCATCCGGATCTTCCTCAACCTCTCGACACCTTTCGTATAGCCAGGGGTGGAGCAAATCCTTACGACCGCAAAGGTGGACCAGCAAGAAGTAACGGTCCTCAAGCGCGAGCGCGCGAGTCATCGTTAGATTCTTGCCCCGTTTAGTCACATCATCCCAAAACTCAAGTACTTGACCGAATGGGATCTTGTGAATGTCTTGTACTTCAGGCTCGTCCATATGCTCTTAACTTCCACGAGTCGTATGCAGCAAAGATGTTTGTCCCCATACCAATGTGGGTGAATCCGCCTATGCAAATCCACCCACCTAAGACACTCTTGAATATGTGAGGCTTATTGATTCTGGGGTTTTGTGTCTCCGGGAGTATTTCCTCCACGAAGGAATCGCCTAAGTTCGTCCACACTGTGAAGTTCCAGTCCAATCGGGTTATCCTCATCCCCCTTATGCTCGATGGACGCAAGACGGGGATGGAAGTACGGTGCGACGTCCTTGGCAATAGCACAAGATTGTTCGTCACACTCAATAGCTTCTCTCAAGAAACGATCACGGTCCGCATCACTGTAGGCAATTTCGGCTTGTTCTCTACAGTAAACGGACCGTTGATACAGAGTGCGCATCGAATTGACCATGACTTCAACAGGACTAACACCGGACTCGGCAAGCCTATCCAGAGTGTCTTGACTAACCTTCCCGAGTCCCTTCTTTGCGCGTGCCATGTTCAATCCTTCCCATTCCAGCCGTCAATTTTTCGACGAAACTGTTCCACGGGACCAACCCCACCGCCTCGAATCAATCTACCCCCACCTGTTTTTGCTTCAGGGGTGTTGTCCATGGGCTTTCCAGTCGTGTCTTTAATAGGTCCTGAATAACCTTGGGATTTTCGTTCTTTATCCCGTTGTTGGCTGTAGTCATCCTTTTTGGTCACTTCGTCGGGAGTAAGGACTCTCCTATGTCGACCGGCCATCATTTACTCCTTTTCTTGGCTCGTTCAGGCAAGTTTTTCACAGGGTGCCCATGCTGAGCGTTGACATATTCTTTGCCAACGCTCTTGGGCACGTCCTTGACCTTTCCCTCGGCCACGGCGTGCATGAACCTATTCTGCGATTTAGACCTGGCGGGCATTTCAGTACATCCCCTTCTTCTTGTCCTTGCCCTTCTTCGGCGCGGGCATGGGCATGGGTTTCTTGCCGGGCATCGGTTTCTTTTCCTTCGACTTCATGGCACATCTCCTTGAGAAATGGTGATTAGTCATCACCGTGGTAACCGTCGTACCCACGATAGGCCGTACGGGGATGGTAAGCATTCGGGTCCGTATGATTCCACAAACCTTCAGCCTTAACGTGATGTACCAAGTCGGTGTGAAGTCGCTTGGCTTTTGCGTGCATGATTGAAGCGTCCATCTCGAAGTCCCCCGTAATGTTAGGGGTCATCTTCCAATCTTGTGGGGCACAGTCGTGGCAAGGTACACCTCGAGGATGCTTCATGATTACTCCTTCAAAAATGTGACCACCTAACACCCGAACGAATCCTATTTATAGTTGAGACAGCGATCTTAAATTTTTTAGCTAAATGCTTTGAAGTTTCAATCGAGTTCCTGATCTCAACTACATTTTCCTCAGTTAATCGACAGTTCCAATGAGATAACCCTTTTTGTTGCCTACCTTTTCTCATTTTATCATCCTCATTATCTTGTTGGGTACCAAGAAAAAGATGATATGGGTTTACACAACAAGTTATATCACATCGATGACAAACTTGCATCCCTTCGGGGATAGGTCCTATAAAATAAAGATAAGAATAACGATGAGCATGAGTTACTTCAATTAACCTTCTGCCACTGGGGAGTTGGGGGTAATCCTTTCCTATCAAAGAACCAACCCAGATCCAGCACCCTGTTTCCGTTATCCTCTCAATTCTACTTTCAAACCGCTCATGCGGATACTCTATGATTACACTCATGATATCACAAAAATTAATTGACAACAGGGAATTTCTCAGATACAGCATCGATAATCAAGTGAACTCGATCTTCTGATCCACCATTATGTGCCATATGATGAGTCCTATGATTGAACCACCATAGTTCCCCTTCACCCATGAGGGCCATCTCAGTCTCTTGATGGTTATTTTGAACTGCTAAACTACACCGTTTATTGGTAACAATGGGGATATGAAACCTTGAGAAATGCTCAGCGTACGGGCCTTCATCCACATGAAGATGAATAAACCCCCCAGGTTTAAGTTTCACCAGCATGACCCGACCCCCTTGAGTCAAGTGTGCAGCCTGAATAATTGACGTAGACAGGGACTCGAGGTCCTGTTCGAAGTCAGCAAAGTGGGGATAGTTCATCAATCCCAGGTTACAGTACACATCTTGCACGGTGAACGCCACTGGGCCTATCAGGTAAATCGTTTGGGTGTCCTTGTGATAGCTTCCAGGGTGGTCTTGACGGACGGTAATCTCGTCCCACCACTCAGGGTGGGCGTTCAACTTCTGTTTGATGGGCTCAATATTAAGTCCGGTGAGGATGCGCTTGATGTTTTCCATTAGAAAATCTCCTGATCGAACAAAGTTGCGTCTTTAACAAGGTGTTTTGCCACATAGTCACGGGCAAATTCCAGGGTTGGGAGCTGGTAAAACCTTCGAAGTTGGCCGTTCACTCGCTTTTTGGTGATTTTGAGTGTGCCGTCAGGGAAAAATCCCTTGAAGTACATCCCGAAACTAGTCTGTGTTGACCTGTCTACCTTGGGCCCTCCCCCTACATGGCTGTTATAATCCCTGTACAGCTGGTCAACTTGGACGGACCTCATCCAGTTCTCGCACGTTTTCAGGGGGATACCATCCTGCAGTCGCTGTACCCACCACCCAAGCATAGGGTTGTTGTTCACCAGGGTAAGGATTTTGTTCTGACGAAGCGCGTCGGTCTTGGGGACATTGCGCAAGTTGACCTTGATCTTGTAGTTTTGAAGATATCCCAGCAGTGATTCTGGTCCCCCATTGTCCATCTCCAGGGCTAACTCTTCGAAGTACGCGTAGTCCTCGGCTCGTTTGTCGCTCACCTTGAGTACGCAAAACCTTCGGGCGGCCCCGTTGGCTGGCACTGCCCACTCATCGTTAGTTGCCATCACCAGGCGAAGGAAATTATCCATGGTGATAAGGTCTACGCCTTTCGGCTCGTATCCCAGGGTGTCGGAGGTAATCATGTTATTGAGCACGCCGCCGTGATGGCGGTTGCCTGCCCAGCATGACTCATCCGCGAACACCATCAGTTTGTTCATCAGGTGGGAGTTGTGTTTCCCGAAGAGGTATTCGCTGTTGGTAGAGGTAATCCCATACTTCCCATACATTCTCAATACGTAGTCCATGAAGATAGTTTTGCCAGTCCCCTGCAAACCTTGCAGCACAAGCGCTACACCAGGTCGACTCGTTATGTTCTGAATCGCATCGGCGAGCCACGACATGATATAGTCGAAGATCTCTGGGTTGTTCGAGCATATGACCTCCTTGACGTGCTTGAGAAACAATTTGCATCCCCTGGGGTTGTCATCAGCAACAATCGGCCAACCCTTCCAAAGATTGTACTCGAACTCGCGACAACCATCGGGGGCGAACACCAGGGAGTTATAATTTCGACGGTCTGTACCTTCCAGCCAGATGTCAAACTTCAATTTCGGCCGTTTGTCCTGTAGCACCGACCCTTTGTTCTGGTACATCGTGCGCGCGTCACCAACCTTCATGAACTTCGGAGGTCCTTCGTTCGACCAGTAACCCCCATCGATCAGCACGCGAGTCTTGTCCCCTAGGTTGATGACGGCCAGTTCCTGGTTGAATTCGTGGACCAGGTTCAGCTGTCGAATCCCGAGCCAGTCAATAACCCGAGACCCCAGGTCCGACCCCAAGATTTCCATCAGACTAGGAATGCCTGGAACCTTCTCGTTCTTCTCAAGACGTTTTGCCTGGTAGTCGGCTTTGAGCCGCATGTCCAGTTCTTCGTCTCCTGCTGCATCGGCGATAGCCCCTAACCACTGATCGATGTAGTCGGGGTCTCGCTTCATGCGAAGCATTAGTCCGCATAGTGCAACAGCAAGCTGATCACGTTTTCCAGAAGACCAGCCGTGGCGGAGTATGATAACGGCTGCTGCCAGGTCAGCACATCGTTGTTGGAGTTCGTGCACTGGAAGGTCGTAAGGACGGTACGATTTCCAGCTTTCATCGTAGAAATTGATACTTTCACCAGAGGGGTGGATGGATCCCGGAGCAACCGTCTGAGCTCCATCAGAACGGATCTCGAGGAGCATGCCGCCGTCTTTGAGCGGCGAGGCGAACTTGGTTGTCTTAGAGTCACGGCACAGGTACATATAGTGGGACTTCGGTGCACTCTTCCGACCGAATACCCAGGTTGTGGGGGGTAAAATCCTGGGGGCTAACAACACCGCTTCAGGGCAGTCGAGGTCAATGTCCGTG